GTGTAATAAAGCTGTATTAGTAGTAGTAAAGTATTTATTTAAATATTCATTTAATAATAAATTACTGCCATCTCTTCTTTCTACTATTTCTCCTGTTCGTGTGTCTTTTAATACTAGTTCAACATGACCACCTATACCCATTTTAGCATTTATGTCTTCTTTGTACTCTTTAACCATTTAGTACCACTCCTTTAAGAGATTTAACTGCCATAAAAAAAATATAAATTTTATAGCTTTTTTATTTGATTTAAATTTTTTATAAATTTATCTTTATTTTATAAGGATCTTTAAATATTCACTAAATTAATCGTCCCATTCTATACCGTCAAAATCAGCTGATAAACTTAAATCTTCTTCTTTATCCTCAATTAATTGTATTGTATAGACGAAAGGATCGTTATGATAAATACCACCTGTATGAATTTTACCTTCATGCTCAATTTCATAGATATAAACAGCGTCACTTACAAACTTAAATTCAAAATACCCATTTTCATCTGTTGTGAAAGTTTGTTCATGTATATCGGTGTATTTTGATTGCATATATACTTCTACATCATTTAGTAAATTATTATCACTGTCATATACTGTAACTTCTCCTTCTTCTCTCATATCTTCAAATTCAAACTCAGAGTCAAAATTAAACTTTAATTCTTCACTATATAAATTACCTGCCAGTATATTAGCAGTTATTATTTTTTCAATTCTTTTATCATTAAAATAAACATGGATATTAACTTCATCTATACCTTTTTCATCAGCATATTCTAATATATCTTCTGTTTGAATAACTAATAAATCATTATTTAAATCATATTTTTCGCTATCAATATTTATATATCCTTCAATCTTAATATCTAATATTTCTTTTGCGTCATTAAATGTAACTATAAATTCTTTTTCTACAACATTCTCATAAATATCGAAATTAATAGGATCTATTGTTGGCATTTCGTACCAAAGATTGATAAAATCTTTTATCCAACCTTGAATAATTTCAAAATCTCTAGCTGTCATTAATCTCTTAATTTCCTGTCCAGAACTCCAACTTTGAATTTCTCCTTGAACACCTCTAGTGATTTTCTTTATTTTATTATTAGATTCATCTATTTCTTGATATATAATAGTTTCAAAATCTTCATCATCTACTAAAGTAAGTATATTAGGAGGATCAGGAAGAAGACTTACATCATTAACTTCTGCTTCAGTATCATCCTCACTCATGGAAGAAGTTAATTCAGCAGCTGGACTACCTGCTTGCGGTGAATATATAATATTTGTACTAACCAATTAACTCACCACCTTTAAATAGATATATAAAATAGCCCATCTTCATGCCAATTAACTTCAAATCTTCCATTCAAACTTGATCTTTCTTCTTCTAAATCTACGAATAACATAAGAGGACTATCATCAATATTTTCATCATCGACCACAAAAATGACCATATAACTGGCAGTTAAAGTTACTTCATCGCCATAAGTTATATTATCTGCTCTAAAATAAATTTCTTTTTCCTGCTCATCAAAGAATATTTCTTTGTTCTCTAAATCTACAGGAGAATAATGGTCTTCAGGATCATAATCTTCTCTCCCCTCTATTTCATGAGTTTTAACATCAAGCCAATATCTGTCAGATTGTTCATGTGTTAAATTTTCATCCATCAAAGCACATCTAACAACAGTATCTACTGCCTGTAAAGATTCTAATTTTCCATCAAAAACTTTTTCAATAAAACTTCCATATCCATGAATAGTAGCAGTTTCTTCTGCCATTTACTTAAACCTCCTTAATATATTTATTAACAATAACAAATATATGTTTTATCATTATCTTCAGAAAAATTAACTTCGATTTTAGGTTTACAGGGATCAGGACCTTCATCTTCTACTGTTAATTCAAACCAGTATAATTGAGGATTATTTTCTAACTTTAACAAATGAACTTCCTCAATTATTAAAATTTGTCTTATTACTAAAAATCCTTCGTAATGTAAAGGTCTATCAAAAGTAACTCCTTTAGTTAAATTTATCCAACTATCTCTATTATCAAAACTTATCTGCATTAATTCAGAGCAATTTTCTGGAATAAAACTTTCCCAGTTAGGAGTAAGCTTATTAACAAATTCTGAACTAAAATACAGATCAGGTGAATATCTTGTACCCCATATTCTTGCATATTCTTCTATAACATTTATAGGTTCTTCTTCATATTTTTTAGCAGGCATCCAATCAAAACTCATGAAAATCACCTACTTAACTTTTATTGAATTTTTATCAGTATCAATTTTTATAACTTTTTCAACTTTATCTTCTAAAACTTCAATTTCACAAGTATTTTCAAAAATTATATCATTTTCATTGTATTTAAGCTTGCAATCAAAAACACCTGCGTTTCTTAAATCAAAAATACATTCTCCTTTTTCATCAGTAACCAAAGTATTATCTTCTAAAGTTACATTTACTTTTTCTAAAGGAAAACTTTCTTTATCTATAACTTTTAGTGTAAGAGTAGGATCTACATTAAAAAATTCATCTTTTTCTAAATTATAATACTTAAAATTTTTATATTTTTCTTCTTGTTCCACAACTACTCCTTTAGGATTATCAGGTATAGTATAATTTCTTAATTTAATTCTTAAAATATTATCTTTTATAAAGTCTCCTCGTAATTCGACTTTTCTTGATTTTTTCATTAATAATAACCCTCCTTATATTATTTCAACCCATAACATTGAGTCTAAACTAGGATTTAAACTAATTACTTCTTCTCTTGGAAAATTAAAAGTCTTTATTAAAAACAAACCTTCCATTCCATAAACAAAAACTTCAGTATGATAAGTTCCATAAGTTTCATGTTCGACTTTCATATCATATGGAGTAGAATAAGCATTTAGAGTAAATTGTATTTCACCGTTAGAATCAGTTACACCACTGACAGTATCTTGTGTTCCTTGCCCATAAACTGTAATATTTGTATCAGGTATAGGCTGCCCCTCTGGACTAAGAATTCTAAATAATACATCATGAGTTGTTCCTTCCCATAAAAAATCAAAACTAATAGTTGGAGTTATTTCTTCTTCAAAAGGATCAAAATAATGCAACTCTACATCCATAGTTCTCTCTAATTCAGGATCAACTATTTCATCATAAATTAAAAATCCCCATTTATTTTCTAAACCTAATTCTGAATGATAAACTTCTACTCTATACTCACTAGGATACGCATTTATTTCATATAGAGTAACTTGTCCGTTTACATCAGTAACTCCATCTAAAGTTTCCTGATCTATTTGTCCTAAAAGAGTTAATTCTGCATCGGGAACAATATTGCCTTCTTGATCAAAAACATTGAATGTCACATCATATCTTACATCTTCCCATAACCAATTTAATTCAGGTTTTAAGGTAATTATTTCTTCTAAGATAGGATGCTCTATATATTGAAAATGAAATACTGCCCCTTCTTCTAGTTGATCCGATAATAACCAAAAATAATCAGCTTCACCTAACACATGATGATTAATAATAACATTATAATCAGTTGCATAAGGTCTTATTCTAATTTCACCAGTTCCTCCGTCAGATCCAGTAACACGAGAAACAGTAGGCTGATCGATTTGCCCTACTATTGTAACATGAGCATTTGGAAGTAAATTCCCATCATAATCATAAACAAATATTTCTATACCTACTCTTAGATCTTCCCAATCCATATTATTAAATTCTACAAAAATATCCCCTAAATTATCTGAAGGACAATAAGCTTTTCTAGGATGTTCTGCATAATATTTCAACCCTTCGACTTCATCCTCATAGAAAACTGCAGGAGTCGGCACTGATCTGATAGAATCATCTTCGTATAAAACAGGATATCTTAATCTAACTCCTTCTTCAGGTTCATCTTCTAAAAGAGGAGTAGGATTACCACTAAAATCGTGTTCTAAATAAACTATTTGTTTTCGATCTAAAGTTTCATAAAATAGATAGATATTCCCTTCAAAAGTTTCTAAAAATCGAGGATTATATCCATACCCCACACGTCTTAATCCCTCTCCTGTATACGGAGGTTCAAGTACCCAAATTTCAGTATCAACTGCTCCTGCAGGAATTAACTGGAAAGCTAAAATATATTGCCCTCTTCTATTAAAAATAATAGCAGGATGGCTAGATCCTGTTGGAGACCAAACTATCGGTTGTATATTTTTCCAATCCATTCTATCTTCTGTAGCTTGAGCTATTTCTATTTCATAATCTTGACCTCTATAAGTTATCCATAAATTATCATAAAACTCTTTTTCTTCGCAGGGAGAGACAGGTAATGATATAGAATCTCCTAAATTTTCAGGACCTCCAGAAATATCGATTTGTTCAGGAATTTGTAAAGTATGACTTCTAGTAACTAATACTCTAAGGTCTCCTCTTAACCAATCTGCATCAAATTCCTCCCTATATCTATGTCCCATAAAAGACTGTATTTCTGAAATAAGATCAAAATAATTAAAATGATAACCTTCTATATTACTAATATTAATTATCATATCTTCTACAGGTATTGGAGGTTCAATAGGAGGTTTTTCTTCTTCAGGTACATCCATAACAGTTTCATAGATGTTTAATCTTCCCCACCCCCATCTTATGTCTTTATCTACTTCCTCATCAGATGGTTCGTTTTCTAAATCAAGATGATGATGTTCTCCTGTATTTCTATATAACCTTTCCATAACCTCTCTAGGAGATAGTTGATAATTATGTCTTAATAACAAAGCACACGCTCCAGCCACATGAGGTCCTGACATAGAAGTACCACTTAGTCCTGAATAACTTCCATCATCCATAGAAGAATATACATTAACTCCTGGTGCTACTATATCAGGTTTTATATGCTCGTAATTATCATAATCATAATCATAGTCATAATCATCTACTTCGTCACCGCCACTAAAATTAGCTACATCTCCCGATGAATTAGTAGCACCTACTCCGATCCCCCAAGGAGTATTTCCGGGAGTGCCTGTATTACCTTCTCCATCATTACCTATTGAATTACTTACTACGACTCCTAACTCATATAAAGTTTTAATAGCGTCTCCTACAGAATGATTTACTCCAGAAGCACCCCAAGAGTTCTGTACTACATCTATATGGTCTGAATTGTCAGCTATCCATTGTAGCCCTCCAAGTACTTGTTGAAAACTACCACCGCCTCCGGGAATTAATGATACGGCAGCTAAAGTAGCTTGAGGAGCCATGCCTATACGATAATTTACATTTCTTCCTAATACTGTTCCTGCTACATGAGTACCGTGATAATGATTAATATCTCTAGGCTCACTATTTTCTACAACGTTACCTCCACTATCTATCTCAGCCCAATATCCTTCGTGATAAGGAGGTTCTCCTCCCATTGCCCCTTCTAATTCTTCGTGATCAATTGCCACTCCTGTATCAGCTACACAAACTGTAATTCCCTGACCATAATTTCCCATAGCCCATACATCTGGAGCTCCAGTTCTTTCTATATGTTCCCAAGTACCTATATCATCTGACATAGATAAAGGGTCAGTCGCTGTTATATGATATTTTTCTTTTTCATCTATAGTAATTTCTTTTGATTCTTCAATTACTTTAATTTCTGAAAAATTATCTATCTCCTCGACTATAAATACTTTTACCTTTGCTAATATAGTATTAGCTACCCAAAAAGATTTATGCCATTTTACATTCCCTAGTTCTTGTTGTTCATCTAAATATCTTTTAACTCTATACTCACAATAATCCGCTTCTTCTCTAAGTCCTTCTTTAGTAACTTCATAATCTCCATTAGCAAAACTCTTATCTAAATCCTTAAAATCTATAGCAACTTCTATCCAATCTTCATCAGAGAGGTCTTTTATTTTATTCTTTAATTCATTTTCTATCATATTAGATAATACCTCCCCGAATTACATCGTTATTCTAGGAATTTCTACCAATAAATCTATTTCTATCTCATCTTGGAGTGATTCTATGCTAATAGGAGGATCGAATTCATCAATAGCAACAGCATCTCCAGTAAAATCATCAGAATACAAAGAAATATACCTGAGTGTTACAGGCAATTCAGGCATATCGTGATCATTTCCTTTAATAATTAAATTTAATTCGATTAGCTGTTCTCCTTCTCTTTCGTTGAATTGCAAACGATAATCCTCTGGAAATAGTTTAATTATTTCCTGCTCATTCTCATCTTTTAACCTAACATATTTCCAAGAAGCAAATATTTTTTCTTTTATAAATTTATACCCTTGAGGTGTAATTTCTGGCAACTAAGATCACCTCTATTCCTTATTTTCTAACTTATCAAAAATTTTATCTAACTCTTTAATAAACAATTCTCCAATTTCAGAATCTAACATAACTTCTTTTTCAGGCTTATCACTTTCAACAGAAAAATTACATTTTTTCACATTAATATTGACATCTTTTGACATTTCATCTCCTCCTTAACTTATTCTAACCCCGGAAAATCTCTAGGCTCAGTTCTATAAGGATATACATATGAAGCTTTTATATTTGACTTACTAATAAGATAAGATATATAAATATAAGCTGTATGAGGTGGAACTTCATCAGGATAACTTTGATGAGTTTTAATATCAACATTAGTAATTTCTATACGAGGCTCCCAATGTTCCAATGCTTGTAAAGTATAGATAGCTAATTGATCAGCTAAAAAATCATCATTAGGATCAAAAATAACTCTATATAAATCAGATCCATACTCAGGCTGAAGAACTCTTTCTCCTTTTCTAGTTGACAATATATCGTGTATACTTTGATTAATCTTATCAACCCCATCTAAAACAGCTGTCCTTTTAGTTGCTAAAGAAAACATATTAGGAAATCTTATCCCTGTACCTACATCCATAGTTCTTTCTGGCATTAATTATCACCTCTTAATTCGCTATTACATTTCCTGATCCGTCAACATCTGCCCCTACTGCTCCACACATATTACAAATATTCTCATCCCCGATTCTTACCACAGGTAAATTATTAACAAATACATTAGGAGACCCTTCTACATTAGTATAAACTGCATTACAAACACAATTAGTTAACCCTTGATCAGTTTCTCTAACTGTAGCTAGACCGTTAGTAAATACATCAGGAGAATAAGATAAAAGTTGGACTCCTGCTCTTGCTACAGTAGAAGGAGGATCTATACAGGGCTGATAACAACTACCTGCTTCAGCATCTCCATATCTTACTACTCCCGGCATAAATAATCACTCCTTTTAATCAACAAATCTTTCTGGCAATTCGTCAGACCATGTAGTGTTATCAGATGGGGGTTCATAATCAAAAAATTCCCCTCCATAGGGAGAGGAAGTTCCAGAATTCAAATGAATATTAGGAGCATCAGTATTAAAGTTACCTCCTGCCATATTATTCATTTCTCCCCCTGATTGCCTATTAAATTCTCCACTGGCACTCATCTCTAAATCTCCTCCGTCTGCTGTTATGTTCATTTCATCATCTGTATGAATTCTTATTCTATCAATAGATTGGATTTCAGTTTCACCTGTAGCATATTGAAGTATATCATCGGTCATTTCTTGACGTGATATCTCTTCCCCACCTTCAACTACAACTAGCTCCAATTTAGGTTCTATAGCGTCTGCATAAATATATACTCTATTATCTAATTCTTCATCCTCAGCTAACAACATATAATTAACATTACTTTCACCAGAATTCATTTCAAATGCTACTCTTCTATCATCATCCTTGTGATAATTATGAGAAACTATCTCTATTCTTTCTTTACCATACTCAGCTACAGTTCTGATTAACTGGCCAGCTAAATCCCTTAAAAACATAATAGCTGTAGATTGAAAAGATTCGTCTTCATAATCAAATTGATCTTCTTGATAGCCTGGTTCAGTAGATTTTATCCCTCTTTGAAATGATTCATCTCCTGTATGATTTTCATCCCACAAGATAGGACTTATAAATTTTATTGCCTGTCCAGCCCTATCTATTATCGTAAAAGATTCTTTTTCGTCTTTATCTTCACTATATATCGTATGTCCTTTTAAAGATTTATACAGAACACTTTTCGTTGGAATATGATCTTCTCTACCTTCTCTAGCGTCTTTAGGCACTTCATTTTCTCCAACAGGAGCATCCCATTGTCCTGCTGGTATATCATCAGGTACTGGAAGTTCTTGTCTAGGATCTAAACATCCAAAAGTATGGGCTACTTCACTTTCTGTACCGTGAACTCCTCCCATATAAACTGGTCTTTCTATATCTCCTGTTTCAAACATAACATACACAATTGATCCTACTGGAGGAACTTGAGAATCCCCTATATCATATCCTGCAAATACAGTACATCTCCTAGCCCACGGGAGGTCTCTTATTTTAAAATATTCATCTTCTTCATCAAATTCAGGTATCCCATGAAATTTAGGCACTCTAACTTTAACTCTATCTATTTCCAGAGGATCATTTATATATTCAACTCTTGCTCTATAGAGTCCTGGAATTTTTTCTTTTTTCTTATAGTCTTCAGGTCTCATACTATCCTCCTCTTAAGTCATAATTGGCTCATCGGCAGCAGTAGGATGAGAAACAACGTCATCACCCGGTTTAGTTCTTTCTCCTTCTCTTGAAGCATTTTTCATAAGAGTACATGTAGTTTCAAAATCCCCTCCACCTATAGTATCTTCAATTTCAAAAATTTTATAATCTCCTGCTGTATGATGAGGCTCTCCCCACACATATGGAATTACAGTTATTGTATTATAAGCCTCTAAATAAGGATCTCCGTCAACAATTAATTCTGCCTCATAAGCTTCTGACATAGATGTAAAAAAGTTTGCTACTTCTTTGCCTTTAGCTTCATCTTTACTTACAGAAGAAACATCCAAAGTATTTTTATACTCACTATAATCTTTATCTTTAAACCCAGAAAGCTGTTTATCAGGGTTGCTATCATCATCATATTCTTCTTTAAGCATATCGTTAGAAGTTTCTTCTACAGCTTTAATTTCAGTATTTGAATTAGAAGTTGCTATCGCACGTATTAAACCACTAAATCTAGGATTAAAATCTCTAACATTACCTTCTGGAGAATTCCATTCAAACTCATATTCTTCATAAGGATCTTCTAAATAATCAGGAGGAGCAAAGTTAATAGTTGGAGGACTGGTATGATCCTCAAACCATAATCTATACCCTCCTTCTTCGTTTTCTTCTGTCATAGCATACTCCTCTAAACTTCGTAAAAAAGATACAGAAGTTTGGTTACTCTGTTTAAATACTTTATGAACTTCTTCTTCAGTTTCAGTACCTTCTTTCTTATAAACTGGAGCAGTAGGCTCTATATGTCCTATCTCCCATCCTTCCATTTCTGCAACTTCTTCTACAATTTCATGAATTTTTAAGCCCTCATCAGAATCTTCATCTACTCTATAAGCCTTTTCTCTAGGCTTTCCTTGACTTTTAACTCCTACTGTAAAACCTGTTATCGATAAAGTCGCCCCTCCTGCTTCAAAATCTGATTCATAATCCATTATAATAGCATTATAAGTTGGAGATCTTATCTCTCCATCTCCACCAAACCAGCCATAAGAAAAAGATACATCATCCATTCCTTGAGCAATTCTAAACCCCATTTCTAAAGCTGTCTGATCATATACAGTTATAACAAATTCATTAGACGCATTTCTTACCGTTCTAGTATAAGAAAAATCTAGAAAATATTCAGGAGGTATGGGAGTTAATTCAAAATCACCTAACTGAAAATCAAGAAAAGGTACAAGTATTTGTCTATCAGCTACTTCACTCATTTTAGGCTAAGAAACCTCCTCTACCATATAAAGTACTTTTTGCAGGTATTACTAAAGAATCACCTACTTCTACGTCTAACATTGGATCTAATATATTATTAGCATAAGTTATAACCCACCATAAAGTAGGATTATTATAATATTTATATGCTATCAAATCTAATCTATTTTGTTCTCCCGGTTTTACTTCATGAACTCTGTCTTTAGGGGAGGATTTAAAATTTATTAATGATCTAGTAGTAAAAAACCTATTGCCTTTTACATCAACAGCAATTTGAAGATTTCTATAACGGGAATCTTTATATTCGCCTCTATCTATATCCTCTTTTCTTTCTATATCATACATAATTTAAACCCTCCTAAATATCAGTATCTTTACCACCCTGCACTGAACTGGCTGAAAAAGGTACCTCTACCACATTAGTAAAACTTAAAGACACTTCAGCATATATATAAGTCATCTCTCCTGAAACGTGGTCTTCCCTATATGGTTTTCTCCAAGTCACATCACAACTTTCACATGCTCCAAATATCTTAAAAAAAGTTCCAACTCTAAGATAAGATTTAGGAGGTTCAATAGATCCACCATATTCAGGATAAGTTAATGCTTTTAAATTATTTACAGTCTGTACTATACCTAAACTGCATAAATCGTCATGAAGAGGTAGATTGATTGAAACTGTTTTAGGTCCACCTCCAGCATACCCTATTAAGGGAGAACTTCTACCAGTTATATCGATATTCTGCAAATCAGCATTATTAGATTCGCTGAATTCTTCAGGTAACATCTCAATTCTGGTAGGAGTGCCAGTTAATACATTTACTATTAAGGCAGGTATAAATGGTTTAGGCATTGGCATATTTCTAATCTACCTCCTTCTTAAAACTCACTAACTCTACCTAATAAAGGATGTTTTCCTCTTTCTCTATGGTCTCTAGAAACTTTCTTTCTTATTTCTTCTCTATCATCTGTATCTTTAATATTATCAAGCTTATCAATAATCTTATCAGCAGATTTCTCTACTGCATTAACAACATCTTCATTATCACTTATCACATAAGGACGTTTTTGATCAGAAAAATCAGTACGTGCTGTTCTGCCTCTGTCTGGACTTACAACTGACTGTGCTCTAGCAATTACCGTTCCTATTTTATCAAGAGGAATAACAGCTTCAGGCTTATGTTCAGCAATAGATGCTAATACAGGTTTCATAGCAATTCCGCCTGTGTATAATCCTACAGCACCTCTTCTGCCTCCTCCTTCTGCATCCTGTAACATTGCTAGAACTTTCTGTTCTTCTCTACCAAATCTATCTACCACAGCTTGTCTTACTTCAGGACTTGCACTACCAAACCAAGCCATTCCCTCATCTCTGCCTCTTTCAGCATAAACTCTGCTAATTATAGTAGCGTCATCCATACTAGGATCTATACGAGCATTCTCAAATACTCTTTGAGCACCTGCTGCCCCATGTTGTACTGCAGTTGACCATACTGTTTCTTGTAAAGCGTCCGATCTAGACATTACATCTAAACCTATTGATTTTCCTATTCTATCTACTGCTGGAGCAAAATGTGACTTTTCTATAAATGCTCTCTGCATTTGACCAAAATCATATCTAGGAGATTCTGCTAACATTGTCCAAACTTCATCAAATGCTTGAGATCCTATTGTATGTTCTTTTAACATACCTGCTACTTCAGGTGCTTCTCCTTCTAAGAAATTAAGAAAAGTGTCCATAGTACCAGTTTCAGTAGCAATTTGGTAAGTTCCGTAGGATTTGCCTCCAATATCCCCTGCAGTATCTGCTATCGTACCTGCTCCTCTGCCAGATGACTCAAAATGCTCAGCAACAGATCCAATATGAGGAGCAGCACCTGTATAAGTTTCTATTTGTTGTTCTGTTGTAGAAACAGTACCTCCTCTGCCACTAGGACCTCCAGTAGGAGGAGGTGTTCCTCTAGAAACATCTGCAGTAGAAGGAGCATCCGGCATTTCATCGCTATCATCAAAAAATCTTCCTATAATAGGAATATCAGCTACACCCGGTGTTTCTATATCTAAATCAAATCCTTCTGTCCACCATCTATATAAAGTACCTATCACAGGGATTTCTTCTATATCAGGAAATCTAAACTCTAAACCTAATCCTTCTGTCATCCATCCATAAATAACCCCAACTACCGGAACATCTTCAATATCAGGAAAATCAAAATCTAGCCCTACACCTAACTCTCTCCATTTATTAAGAGCACTAAGCAAAGGAATATCGTCTATAGATAACTGTCTCCATTTATTAATAGTTCCTAATAAAGGTATATCATCTATCGTTAGCTCTCGCCATCTATCGATTAAATCTATAAGAGGAATATCTTCTCTTTCTATACCGAGTATTTCCCCCCAATCTCCTATAGAAGTCATAGCTAATTCTCCTACAGTTCTAAGAATTCCCCCTAAAGTTCTTCCTAATAAAGAAATTGGAGCTAAAAATCTTCTTGCTCTATCAATTAAAGGATCTAACCTTTCTCTCATTTCTTCCCAATTATCAGCTATCCAAACAGAAATTTCTGCTACAGCATAAAAAGGAGCAGTAACTAATTGGAGTACGGCTGGTAAGTCATGCCACTTCTCAGTTATAAATGTATTTAAATCGTAGAACATTCCTCCTAGCCAACTTAAAGCTCCTCCAATTTTTTCTACAGTCCAATCCCATCCTTTATAAATTGCCATTGCTCCTCCTAAGACTGCTAATACTGGAGCAGCTTTAACCCCTAATACTCCTGCCAATATACCTCCTGTTTTCTTAGCACCTACAGCAATACCTCCTTTTCCTCCTAAAAATCCTGCTACAGTTGCTAATCCTCCCCCTATCTTACCTAAGAGAGCAGGAATTTTAAGCATTTTAAATACAATAGCAAATTTCAATATATCATCTAAACCTACATTTAATCTAGCTAGTTCATCAAATATATCAGAAATAATAGGAGTAGCCATAGCCATATTCTTAAGCTGATTAGTTATTCCTCCCAACATTCCTTCAGTTCTCATTCCTTCTTCAAGCATATATTCATGCCAATCAGTATGCTCTTTAATGGCTTCATTAGAAGATCTTATAGATTCTTCAAATCCTTCTTGAGTTAACCTACCAGTTCTAATACTTTCTATAGTAGACTCAGGAATTTGCATTTCTTCTCCTAATGCTCTTAATAATTCTATTTGACCTTGATCTGCATATCTTTCAAGTTCTCCAAAAATTTGTATCATTGCTTCATCAAATTCTCCATGTTCAATATATCTTTGAATTTCTTCTAAAGTTATACCTTCCATTCTAGCCATTAGTTCTCGTGCTTCTCTTCCACCTTTCATAAGAGTACCGAATAAATCTTCAAATGCTCCTACATCTTCTACTCCAGCTGCCCTTAATCCTCCTAATGTTCTAGTTATGGCTAACATTTGTTCCTCAAATTCTTCAGCAGAATCTACATTCCCCTGAACTATTTCTCCTAAACCTTCAAATATTTGCCATCCTTCTTCATGTACCTCGATTCCTTCTTTAGCCATAGCACCTAAAGCTGAAGAAAATCTTTCTACTACTTCTCTTCCTTCATCATATTCATCTATTAAATGTATAATTTCTCTAGTAGCTACATCAGCTACGTCTCCATGAACTTTTTGTAACTCCATTAAAGTTAAAGTTATTTCTTCCCTGCTAGCTTGAGAAACTTCTATACCAGTTTCCTCTAATCTTCTCCAAGCATCAACCATATCTTGAAGTACAAACATCCTGAAACCTCTAGCACCTTCATATTCTTCATCAAGATAAGCAAAATACATATCTCTCATATCTCTTCTTGCATCAACATATTCTTCCCATCCTAATCCCATTCTTCGTTGTATATCGTCCTCAACTTCTCTGATTCCCATTATACCTTCCGAAGCAGTTTCTTCTATTAATCCTCGTATTTGGGCACTTTCCATTAAACCTAATATACCTAAGAATCCTGTTTGGGCTTGATCAAACCAACTATCGCTAGCCTGTCCCGCCCCCCGAAAAGCAGACCTAGCATTTCTTTCCATTTGATCAAAAGATTTTTCTGAAGTTTCTTCATATTCTTCCCATTGTTCAGTTCTTTCTTCTATTCTTTCTTTAATCATTTCATCGAATTCTTCAACCATTTCCGTCATATCTTCTTCTATAAATCTTTGAATATTTTCTCTTAAATGCTCATCAATATAGTTATCAAAATCCTCTCCACCTTTTTCAAATTCCTCAGCAAAATGAATACCTTCACCAAACTTACTAAATTGTTTAGAAGAAGGTCTAGAGGAGGGATCTGTTCCTTCTAATTTACGAGATATGTTACTTAATGCATCTATAGTTTCTTTATGTTTATCTCCTAAACCGGATGCTTCAGATAAAGTTCTCTCTGCTCTTCTAAAGAAGTTCTGCAATTGCCTAGGTCTAACTCTTCTATAAAATTGTTGAGCAGATTCATTTATTTCATCTAAAGGACTTATTGCCTTTTTGATAAAAGTAAAAGCACCCATTACATTAGCTTCTAATTGATTAAGTTGATCAATCTGATTATTTATCAAGGAACAGAACCTCCTTTATTTGTTATTTGTCTTCTTCTTAACAGAGTCTAATAATTTATTATAGAAAAAACTTCTTTCAAATTCTGACATCTCTTCTACATCAGAATAACTAAAATTTCCGTAATATACTAAATCAAATTCTTCTTGCATTATATTATTCCATATTTTTTTACGAGCTTCCTGTCCTTCTTCAGTCGTCAAAGCTGGGACGAAAAAACTCTATATCCATTGGAAGTTCAAATTCCAACTCTGACCTGCATACATTATATTTACATTGCTCATATATAGTAGTATCGTATCCTGCTTTTATATTATCAATTTTATCCCAAATATAAGCAGAATCTCTACCATGTAACCCTTCTACATATTTCTGCTTTTTTCTCTCTACCAATTCTTCACCATTAACTGTTTCAATAAACTCTCCTAATCTCAATATATAACTAATATCTCCTTCAAGATTAGGAAACTTTCTTTGCATTCTCTCAGCTTTTTTACGAATTTTTTTAGTTTGACCAGAAGTAAGCAGAGTAATGCCCACTATATCTTCACTCATAGGCAGTTCAAGTTCTATCGGAAGAACAAAATCATCGTCTAAGTAATGGATTTCCAAATCCTTTTTTAAATTTATCTGAAATCTTTGAGGGGAATTATTACAGTAAGGACATTTATATTTGAACTTATAATCCCCTCCATAAGTTAGGATTCTTATAGCCATCATTAGAAAATGTTTGTCAAAAGTAAATAAACTATCTAAATCATCCATGCTAAAATCTTCTGGTTCTTTTATACAGTTAAGAACAATATTATCTACTGCATTCATAGTAGAAGATCCGTATATAAGTTTTTCTTCTTTAGTTGACATATTTTTTACAGTAATATCTGCAGGAATAGTTTCGTATTCTAAAGCTCTTGATGGTAATGTAACTTGATCTAAATACTCAGACATAAAAGAATAACCTCCTCCTTCTTTTTAATTTTTATTCTCTATAAGCTCTATCAACTGATAATGTTACAGTAACATTCTTAGCATCAGAACCGTCATAGTTACCTTCACCGTAATCTACACTATTAGGCCAAATACCTTCGAGTACCCAAGTTCTTAAATGCGTTCCGTCTGGAGCATATTCATATTGGTAACCTCTACGTTTAAAATCAGCTGCAAAGCCCATCTCTCCAGATTCAATATCAAATACTTCTTGTCTCCAATCATACATAGTCTGTGCTATTTCTGCACCTATAAAGTCTCTTAATTCAATGTCAATATCATCAAATGTAGTTTGTCCGGGAAACTTAACATTTGTATTTGCATAAGGAACTTCAATAGGATCATTAGAAATAGTAGGGAATGGCGAACTTAAAACAGCCATTGTTACATCAGTTTCATCCCCTACATTGACTATCTGAACTTCAAAATGATTAGTCCTTTGAGGTTCATAATCTCTATTTTCACTCATATGCATAGCATCTAATGTTTTAGGCATAAGTTTCTACCTCCTTATTAATTGATTTGATCTTTAACTACTTTCAGGGAACTCAGCTCCAGTAGGATGAATTACAAAATCTATAGGAATAAATTCTGCTGATCTTGTAGGTTTAATATGAACTTTACCTGGCATTCTATTCTGATCAATATCATAATCTGTTACTACTTCCTCATCCATCTGTACGAAGAAGTCATACAGCCCTCTTGCTCTTTTAATAGATTCAAGATAAGGCTCAACTAACCCTCTCCAAGAATTCCATGTAAATTCGTCATTCGGCTCAAAAACAACATACCTTGTAGATCCAGCAATAACTCTTCTCATAACTAGAAGTAACCTTCTCACATTAACTCTATCAAGAGCAGTAGGTTGTCTTTGAAGTGTTCTTTGCCCCCAGATAGTGATACCGTCTTGTGGGAAGTTAACTATAGGATTAACAGCATTTCCTCCAGAATACATAAAGTCTCTATCTCCCTGATTAGGACTAGTTTCAAGATCAAGAGCTCTGATTAAACGACCTCTTTTCAGTCCAGCAGGTGCAAACCACGGATAAGATACTCTATCGTTTCTAGCATATTGGGCAGCTGCATATCCACTAGGTGGTACCCATCTTTCAGTTCTCTCAAATTGATCTGCCATCTTCAACCACGGCCAGTACATAGTTCCGTAAGAACTATTTAAAGCCTGAGCAGGATCATCTTCCCCTTCTCCATCTCCATTATGCCATTCAACTACATCTTGAACGTCATATCCAAATGGAGGGTCTATAATTGCAATAGTATCTCCTCTAGATTCAGCAATATCTAACATTTCAGTAGCTACAGTTGCTTTAGCTGACATGCCGGGAGCAATCAAGATATTAATTTCGTACCTTTCTACATTTCTGAAAAATTGCATTCCTGTAGGAGGCTCCATATCTCCAACTATATCCCAATCTTCAAGATCTTCAGTTCCGTCTACTCCTCCTGTTAATACATAAGTTCCTTCTTCCAAAACAGTACCTGAACCATCAGATAAATCAACTGCTCTTACATGTCTAGATCCATCTAATTTATCTTCAAAGTAATCATCGCTTTCAGGATCTAAATTAACTTCAAACTGTTCAGAATCTGTAGGAGTTACTACACTTATTTTATAAGGTTTATCTTGTTTATCTATTTCTTCAACTACAATTTCAAAATCGTTAGCCCAAGTACCGGGAGTTTTAGCTTCAATTTCCATAATTTCAACAGGCTCATCTGATCCTCCTTCAAAATCAACTTCTTCTTCGTTATCTAAAGGATCTTCTCCAGTACCAGTATCTTCGGCATTAAATTCTGGTAAATCATCAATTATTGGAGCAACTAAACTAACCTTATTAGCATCATCATCTAATACCACTTCGTCATTATCTATAGTTGAAGCCAAAGTAATAACTAATTCTGGGTCAGTAAAATCAACATTTACATCATAAGTATCAGGTTCAACTGCTCCTTCAAAGTCAGCAGTTTCTTCTGAATCTAATGCGTCTTCTCCAGTACCAGAATAATCAGCAGTAAAATCTGACAATTCGCTAATTTCGTCAGCTACTAGTTCAGCAGTATTAGCGTCATCATCTAAAGCTATAGTATCTCCATCAAGTTCAGTTGCTAATTCAATAGTTAAAACTTCTGCGTCAAAACTAGCACTTAAATCAGTATCATCTGGAACATCTGCTCCATCAAAGCTAACATTTTCTGCTGTATCTAACGATGCTGATCCATCACCAGAATAACTAGCGTCAAATTCTGGCAAACTGCTAATTTCTGCTGCTACTAATTCTGCTGTATTATCTTCAGCAACAAGATTTTCTTCGTTATCAGTAGATAACTGCACTGTTAAAATTTCTGTAGCTTCATCAAAGCTAGCTTCTAAATCTTCTTCTGATCCTCCAGTTAATACTTCTACATTCCAATCGTTTGTATGCTCTCCCACTTCTTCAGCAGTTATTGTTACTTCTCCATCAGTTTCTCCTTCATTAAGAACAGCAGTAGCATAATCTGCAGTTTCCCCTAAATTTTCAGGAGTTGTTACTTCAATAGTATAATTATTAGTATGATCTCCTATTTCATCTGAAGTAACTGTCACTGTCCCATTATCTCCACTGCCAATTTCAGCAGTAGCATACTCTACATTTTCCTCTAAACCAGTAGGAAATTCCACTTTAACTACATAATCATTACCTTCTGTACCAAAATCAGCTACTTCAATATCTATTTGTCCATCATCTCCAGAACCTACAGTAGCTGTAGCATGTGCTGTTTCGTCTCCGTCAGTAACTATCACATCAGCATATTCTTCGTTTCCGTCAGTAACCCTTACGTACCACATCATATTACCTTCCTGTAAGAACTGTATAGCTCCATAAGTAGCTAGACACTCAGGAGTAGGATCTCCAAATGTTCTAATAAAATTATTTGGACTTGTTATCATTGTCGGTTCATTAACTGGACCCTTTGTAGCCCCTCCTACTATCCCCAAAGTAGATGTTGACGCTTGGGCTGCATAAGCACTAAAGTCTAATTCTCTTGTTTTTACACCAGGACTTAACATTACCATTTAGTAAAGCACCTCCTATTTTATATTAAATATTATTTTAATCTTTCCACTCTAATTTGTCTTCTGGATTCTAACTTTTTCATATTCTTAGTTATTTTATCCGATTTAATTGATTTCTTAGGATTCAAAAACTTTCTAACCTTTTTGCCGTTTATTACCACATCTACAGGAATCTCTTGATTTAACATATTCCTAACTTTATAAACCATTTTACGGACACCTCCTATTTCTTCTTGATTTTCTTCTTCCATACTTTCTACGTCATCTTGATCAGCATTACCTCCTGTAGAATCAGCTGTTAATTTAGTTTCTGGATATTCTTTTAAAAGTTTTTCTTTACTAATCCCATGAGTGGCAGTTACATGAGTCATTAATCTTACATATTTTTTACCACAAATAGGACATTCCACTTTATCTTTCAATCATAATTCCTCCTCTCACTCTCAACAAAATGCAGATCAATCCTGCAATATAATTTCCCAATCAACATCTAATACAGTTTTAACATCTTTATGCTGAATTAATCTTGCATTGTCTATATAAAAAGGAAAAGTTAATCTGTATATTCTACCTAAATCCTCAAAAGACATTATATCTGAGTTATCTTGTAAATCTTGATCAATAACTATAGTTTTTCTATAGGTAGGAATTTTTTCAGTATTAAAAACTCCAACAGCATCCTCCCAATCAATTTCATTATAGTTTCCTAAGTCATCTATCATATTATCTCTTACAAATTCAACACTATCAACCCACTCATCCTCTTCTACTCCAATACAATCAGGGACATCCCATCTATAAGCTATTTTATCGTTAATTGTAATAATGTTTAAAAATTTGTAATATGAATAGACAGAATAATCTTCAAATTGTTCCTCATATTCAATATTATCTTCCAAATAATCAACATCTTCTTCAGCAATTTTATCTGTCAAATAATAAATATAGGAGGTAAGATGATCAGGAGTATCTTCTGACTTAACAATAGGAGCAATAACTTCTACAGCAGGGTCGTTAGTTACCCAAAAAAGAATTTCCTCTAATAATTTATCTACATTCCTTTGATTTTTCGACCATAAATCTAGTTGGTAATCAATTCTGAGAGGAATCATTTTCTCCATAGTTACTTCTCTAGCATAATTTTCATATTTAACTTTTCTCCCCCTCATTCTTGAATGCATATCAAACTGTGCCATTTGTAATGTATAGTTTTCTCGATAAATAGACAGTAAAGGAAAAGTGACTTCGCCTTTTTTTGGAGGAATTTCAGCACATCTCTGAAAAGCCCTATCAGTAGGAGATAAAACAGTATTTTTAAACGCACTTTTAAATTTATACAGCAAACCGTCATCATAATGATAAACACTCAAATTCTATCTCTCCTCCTTCATTTTACATAAATCAATAAGATTCTGCGTGGAGGTCTATACCCACTTCTGATGCGTATCTCCTCCAAAATCTTCTAATATGTCTTGATATATATCTTTGTAAAGGCCTAAAAAGAGGACGTGGGGGCATTTTAGATGTTCCATACTCCATATACCGACAAACTTTATACACAGGCACATTAGTATCTGGATATCTTAAATATTTGTCTATACCAACAACCCACTTATCTTCTTCTCTCCAATATGTGATAGACTTTTTCAAAAGACCTGTTCTTTCCCAAATCCTAGTAGAAAAACTCTTTTTCTTTTTATATTCAAAATAAGTTACACTTAAATCATCCCAATTATAATGAAATCTTTGAGTTTCAATTGCTCTAACTAACTCGCCAGAATAAACATCAGCAATATGTTCAGCAAAGCTACTCATATGATGGGTTAAATCAGGAAAATCTCTAGGAATAAATATCTTACCCGGTCTCCACTCATAAGGAGTTTCTCTACTAGGATCTCCTTCAGTAGGTTGTATATATACAAACATTGGATTAGGCAATATAATCACACCTTCAATCTTTATCTTTAAACAAATCTAATAATACCTGAGCCTCTCTTTTTATTTCCTTCAAATCAGATTCGTCTATATCCCCAGATTCAATTCCTTCATTTGATATTTCAATAATCTTAAATAATGAATTTTTCCCACTTTCAATTAAGGCTTTCTTATTTCTTTCCTGTAATCTTCTTAAACTATCTTTTTTTCTTTTATACAGAGTTGAATCTGCAACTTTAGTTTTCTTAATATGTCCTTTATCTCCATCTTCACTGTTATTTTTACTTGACTTTTTATTCTTAAATTTATTTCTGTACACATTAATAGTTTTTCTTGGATCAGTCACTATACCACCTCTCACCCTAACTATTTAAACTCTTCTATAAAAAATTTAAACCTCTTCCTCACATTTCTAACTCCTTGTTTTAATGACTTCTTAGCCATCTCTTCGTCCTCAGCATATTCTTCAACTATTTTATTCAATTCAGAGAATAAAGAACCATCTGAAAGAGATAGGAAGCCTAATTCCTCTTCTAAAGCAGTTATAATATAATACTCCCAAAATTTATCGTTTTCTAAATCAGAAGCATCATCAATCTCCAATAAATGTTTTCGTTCTTCTAAAGCTTCTTTTTCTAATTCAGATGTTTTCTCTTCTAAATTATCATTATCTTCCTCAGAACTCTTGTTTAAATCTTCGTTTTCCTTAGCTTCATTAAATTTATTTTTACTATTATATAACCTTTCTAGTATGTTTATCTCTTTTTCAGCGTCAACATTTGAAGGATTAATTTTAGAGTTAGAAGAAACATTTTCTTTAGGAGCAACCTCTTCTGAATTTTGTCTTTTTTCTTTAAACTTATCTAAGATGCCAATTTCACGCTTAGCTTCAACATTTTTGGGCTTTTTCTTAGGCATTCTTTAAACACACTCCTCCTTAACTCTCAAGATATTATAATTAGCCTCCTGATTTTCTTTACCAATATCCTCCTCTATATGATCATATCTATAAGGTGTCAATTTACATACCCAAACATAATAAGGTGTCTTTGCTATATCTGAGATTAAATATTGATCTTCTTCAAATTCTTCAATCATCTGAGTCTCTACTTTAATAATAGATTCTCGCATAACTTTTAAATATTCAGGATACTCTTCAGGTTTTACAAACTCTTCATCTCTAATTGACTTGATTGATCCTATATAAGCTACAAGAGGTAATATATCATCTTCTTCTTTATACCAATTTAATTTTTCCAACATTCTTCGATCAGGTCTTTGATCGAGAATTATATCAATCTCTAATCCTTCTTCATAACTATCAATTTCAGGATCATGATAAATATTTCTATCTACTTCTGTTGGAAGAACTAATGTTACTTCTGTACCTTTCATATAGGCTGCTTCAATGAAGAATTTTCTTTGAAGATCCCTCTCTTTCTTAATAGGATCTAAAAAACCCATCTAATCACCTACTTCAATAACAATATTTTAAGCTCCTTTAGGGATTAAATTATAATCTTTTAAAACATCTTTAACTGATTCTGGATCCGATGCGTTAATATTATTTAAATCATCTATTAACGACCTGATAGCAGGTGCTGGAATATGTTGCATATCCCTATAATATACAGGAACACCTAACTCATCAGCTATCTCATAAATAATATTGTAATAATCAGATGTATATTCAATATTTGTTAATTCATTAACCTTACTTTCTAATTGCTCAACTAACCTCTTATCGTTACTAGATTCAATCAAAACATCTTCAAAACAATAGGGACAAGTATATATCCTTTCTGATAATGATTCAGTAGCTTTAAACTCTTTTCTACACTCAGGACATTCATATACAGACAACTTTACAGATGATCTTCCTCCTTTTTTCACAGATTCTTCTATTTCTCTAATACCTCTAACATTTATATCGTGCATTCTAGCTATATATTCAAAAACTTCTTGAGCCTCCTGCTGACTCATTGCTCTAACGACATTTTCCAATAATAATTCTGCATTATTAACAAAAATTCTATCCAAAACATCATCTAAAATATCGTATCTATCTCTACGTCCTATTTCAATATCTAATGCTTCATTTGATCCTTCCATTCTAAGAACATACTCAAATATATCTCTAGCTTCATCTCCTGAAAGAGCACCTACAACTTCTACCAATAAATCTTCTGCACTACGAAATTTCATAAGCATATCTTCCATCCAATCTAACCTTTTCATATCTTCCACCTCCAAAAATATTTAAATTACTGTGTTAAATCGTCATAATGAGTTAAATCTCTATCTGACTCTTTCACTATATATTCTTTAAATCTTTTACTAAAAACTCGTGGCTCTACTTTAGCAAATTGTATTTGCTCATGACCAAATTCTTCATAGATAAACCCTAATATCACATAAGGATAATCATAATAAACTTCTACTTTATCATATTCAGTATCTCTAATTATATCTTTATCTATTAATCTGGCTAAGATATTTGCTCCATCCAAATGTATGGCAAACTCTATTATATCAATAGTAGTAATTTTATCATCATCAGAAACACTGGTATCCAATCTTTGAAAAACCCTCTCATGAAACTTTTTAATCGTCTCATCTATTCTCTTCAAGCACATCACCTCACAGAAATAACTAACTTATCTTCAGAATACTGACTGACTTCATAGCCTAATGTATTTAAGTCGCTATTTAACTCTTCAATTTTTGCATCAAGGTCATCGTCATTTATATTAATATCAAAGACTATGGATACTGTAGTGCTTTCTTCTTCATTTATTGTATATTCACCGCTAACTCTACTCATCCAGTTACTTAAAACACTCATTAAATCAGCAGGTTTATGAATTTTTTTACCTGTATCTCCGTCTTTTACTATAGAAGTATACTGTGTAATGCCTGCAGTTTCCTGCATTAAAGTCATTAATTGCTCTATTAAACTACTGTCAAAATCAATCATAGCCCTAATATACTTTGCAACATAAGGATACCATTCAGAAGGTCTATTAAGAAGATGAGCTAAATGTTTACATACTGCTCCTCTTCTCTCAGGATTTCTCAAGTCAGGAGGTCGATTTTCAGGATCTCCCGGAGGAGTCGCTAAATATCCTCCTCTGGTAGCCATATACTGAAACCTATACCTAAAATCAGGGCAGGTACAATGTATGTGTATCTCATTTTCATTTACAGCTTCACTTAACGCTTTTTTGACTCTTTTAAATCTATCAGTATCTTCTGGAGATAAATGATTTTTAAGAATTTCTAAAAAACCTTCTAATTTTATAGTAGTCTCATAATCTCCTATAGTAAAATGAGCTTTAAAGTCCCCCCGATACAACTCGCCGGGATCACTAACTCTAACATCTTTCATAGAATAATTTAATCTCTTTTTAAACCTTGTTTCAGTATCTTGTTTTACTGTATCTAATATTTCTTGCCTTGTTAATTCTAATAAATTAGATTCATTTATTTTTAAGATAACCTGCCACCTCCCAACTACCTTAACATAGTTCTAGCTTTTTGTTGCAATCAGGACATTCTACATAATTTTCATTCAAAGTAGGGAAAATATTACCACAAAAAGCACATTCATAATGATATTCATCAGATTCAATATATCTGTCAATACTCATTAAATTCTCTACACGTCTAACTTCACTTACAAAAGCTTTATAATCAATAATATTTAACCTATCAAATAACAAAAGCAAATCGTTACTTCTTTCTCTGGCAACTATATATCCAGTATGCTTAAATAACAAGTTATAGTCCTGAGAATCAAATATACCCTTATCATGCATCTGAGTAACCATTGGTTCTATCAAATTCTCAGGACTGTCTCTTAAATCAGTAAAAACTAAACCTAAATCATCTTTAAATCTTTCTTTGGCATCTAAATAACTTATCTGTTCAAATCTCATATATTACTCATCCTCTAATGATACATTACCCTCTAGCAAATGAGTTTTCTCGTTCATGGATTCTACATATGTCCTATAATCAAAGTCTAATACTTTAATTTTATTTTCTCTAATCTCAACTTTAATAGTAGAATCTTTGTCAAATAATTCTTCTTTCTTATCTCCAATATAACATTCAAAAATTCCTTCATCATCAATAACTTTCATTAAACCTTCTATATAAAGTTCTACATTTTTAGATTCATTTTCAGTAACTAATTTAGCTTTTAATGATAAATTTTTACTAGGAAGAGCGTGTGCTTCCTTGACAATTAGATCTCTAAACTTATCTATTTCTGCTTTATCTTCCATAGCCTCATTAATATCTTTAAATGCTTTATTAGCTAAAGCTTCTAAAGATTCTTCATCAAAAAAGTAATCATCATATCTCTTTTCTTTTATTTTTTCTTTTCCTCTAGTAGCAAGCTTTCTGCGTTCATTTCTTCTGTTCCTTCTGCTTCTTTTTCTTTCCCTATAAGAACGTACTCTACCCCTGTTACGATTTAAATAATTAGATTCGTCTGCTCTTCTACCACCGTCTCCTGGCTTTGTAGTTTTTCTCTCAGGACTACGTTTAGGATCAGTTCCTGCTCTATCAACTTGAGGAAATCTTCTAGGCTCTTCTGCTTGATCTTCTACATTAGTAGCTGGTAATGAATCGCTTTCTGCGTCATCTTCATCTCTGATAGATCTTCTCCAACTTCTGTCATCGTCATCTGCCCGTTTAGTAGTTCTGACTTTCCTATTTCTCACATCACTATGATCAGAAATATCTTCGCCAATCCTTCTTCTCCTTCTTATCTTTTCAAGATAATTTTTACTTCTTCTAAAATTTCTTCTTCTCTTCACTTAAAATCACTCCTTATTAATTGAATTAAATTTTTATTAAAAATAAAGTTCAGAATCCTACCAATTTAATATCTTTTCACATCGTTAATATAAACT